TATCTCCCCGGTATCGGCCCCATCCTGTTGCACGGTGAGAGTGCCCCCACCGCCGCTGCCGCCGCCGGAAATGCTGATGGTAGTCGATCCGTCGCTCTCCTCGTAGACCGTGACACCCGCGCCGGTGAAGTTGAGAAGGGTCACGTTCGAGACATCCCCGGCGCCATCCTCTTGCACCGTCACCCCCTCGGAACCCGCCACGGCGACAGTCACAGACCCGTCGCTCTCGTCGTAGGCAGTCAGGGTTGATCCCACGAAATTGAGAGAAGTGACCCCGGTGAGAATCTGCGATCCCTCATCCGATACGGAGATACCCGGGTTGTCCACCACCCCCGTATAGGTGCCGTCGCTTTCCTCGTAGAAGGTCAACCCCTGCATGGAAAGGGGCACATAGGCACCCCGGGAATCATCGTAGATCAGAAGGGTCTGATCCGTGCGCCCGCCCACGTCCACGTCGTTCAGATCGTTGAGATCGTTCAGCGTGAGAAGATAGGGCTCCCACCCGTAATCCGCGCTGTACTGGTAGAAATCGTCCTGATCCTGCACGAAACAGAGCATTCCTGTAGGCGGGGTGACGAATATCCACCCATTCCCGTAGATCGCCAGATCATCGTCCCGGCCTGCCCACGCCCCGGTGGCGCCGGAAGGAACGATATACAGGTCTCCGAGGGACGGACTGCCCGGAGGGGACGTGGTGGACTGCGACATGGCCGAGGGGTTCACCAGCGCGTCCAGAACGACCATGGCCTCGTTGAACAAGGTTTCCTTGTTGGTCGTATTGGTCGCCATGTAGGCGATGGAGTAGCGGGGGCTAAGGGAGGTCATTCGCTTCTCCTAGACCTTCTGGTATCTCGGCAGACCCAGCCTGCCGTTGGCGCTGTATTGCCTGAGAACGATGTTCACCTCGGACTGAGCAGAACCGAAATGGTAGATTTGGTCATCCACGCTATACTCAAACGTCGTGTCCGACAACTCGTAGGTCTCCAGAACCTCATAGCTCTCGGCATCCCACGGATCGCTCTCCACGATCTCCAGTCTGTAATCAGTGGAATCCTTGTTCGTGGCCCCGGAGCCATTGACCCACAAGCCTTCGTACCGGGCACGGGGAACCCACTCCAGAGACAGGTCTCCATCCAGATTGCGGTCGGCCACGGTTATGGCGGGTGGCCATGCAAGCTCCTCCCTCCCCACGTAGAGGAAGGATCGCGTATCCCCGGCCAACAGGTCGGTTCCCATGCCAGCGACACGGTACTCCAGCACACCGTCCACGTAGACTGGTTCAATCTCCCAGCGCGTCACGCCACCCTGAGTCAGATGAACCACCCGGTCCCGGGCAGTGTGCTCATACATGGCCCACTCAGTGCCTCTCTGCCCCCTCAGCAGGCCGGAGAACTCCCAGTTGTTACCGCCCCTGTCCACGGCGCTCAGGGCTTGTACGACCTCGTTCCCGACTAGGAATACGTTGTTCCGGCCCCGCGTAGCCTGCTCGAAGGTTTGGGATGAGAAGGAAGGGTTCCGGGTCTTGAACTGAACGGACAGGATGTTTTCCCGGTCCACGATATGCGGGTTGACCGCGGTGAGCCCCGCGTTGGTGACGCCTATGGCCACGCCATCCGTGTTGGAAGTACCCAACTCCCACGTCGTGCCTTCGCTCTCGATCACGTTTTCCCCGAACACCGGGGTCTCGGTCCCCGCGTTCACGTCCTGATACAGAGCGCCCCCGAACCAGTCGCCGGTGGTGCTGTTACCGAAAGCGACATACACGCCATTAGCCTCATTTTCGTCAGAGAGGTTCGGCAGGTCCATCACTTCGCCTATGGTCTTCCCTAACCACACGGGGAGATCATCGAAGGAATAGTCGTCCGAGAACGTGGGCTGAATATCGGCTTCCTCTCCGATATGATCCACGCACAGGCACTCCACGATCATGTTGGCGCCTATGTCCTGCTCGGCAATGCGAACCAGACGCTGATCCCCGTTGGGTAGCGGGATTTGCAGCACGTCGCCGGGGTAGAATTCCATGTATTCCGGCGGGAGGAACAGCTTGAAGGTGGTGCGCTCGCTTATGAAACGCGACATCACGCGATCCGCGGCCTCCAGCATTCCCACCGTATTGGACGCCACGGGGAGGTCTTGTGTCTCGATCTTGGTGCTGTTCGTTACCTGTCGGAGAGACCGGGCACTGTTCTTGGAGTAGTTACGATCCTTGTCCTGAAAGTTGAGGACGATCTCCTTGGGAAGCTCCAGATCGGAAATACGCTCACGTTCGATGGCGGGCGGGGGACTGCGCCCATATACGTGGGTACGGAGGTCTTCCTCCGGAACCACGGCCTGCGTGGCGCGATCCCTGTTACGGCACTTGATGATCCCGTCGCGCTCAATGAAGTCCACAGGGAACAGGGTCTGGAGTATGCGCAAAGCCTCGCGAACGGACGTGTAGCGCGTGAAAACCATGCCATTCAGCGTATAGTCCACCAGCCCCGCATCAATCTCGTAATCCGTCAATTCCACCATGCCCACGTAATCCATGAGATCACGGATGGTATCGGTCAGGGTCCAGTCGTTGTAACGGTCCGCCCCGGTCTCACCGGGCTTGTGGCGGATGAACTTGACGCGGAACTGGGGTATGGTGTTCCCGAAATCCGCAAGCTGCAAGTCCTCCATGACGAAATAGGTCGTGCCCCGAAACCCCGGTACATTACCGGCGCCCTCTACGCCTTCAATGATAGAGGAAGGCGTCTGGGTCTCTGATCCTATGAAGGTCTCAATCTGGCTATACCTCGTCTCCACGTCGCCATATGAATTGTCCAGATCCCACTGAGCCAACTCTTCGGCCACCTTTTCGTCAATCCAGTCGTCTATCGAGAAATCCAGTGTGGGGTTCCCCAGCACGACGGATGAGACCGTTACCTTGTCCCCGTTCAGGAGCGTGTAATAGTTGGGGTTCGGCAGGTAGCGGTTGGCACCCTCCTCCGGCTCGCTGGTCTCGGTATAGGTGGAATATAGCCACTGGTCTTCCCAGTACGCGCGCCTCTCTGCCTCATAGGCAATCCGCGCGGCCTCCAACTCAGCATTGGTAAGCAGGGGATTGCGGTATACGATCTTCTCTCCGGCCCATATCTCCTCTATGGTGGCTTCCCCCTCGCACACGGCCACGGCTACCGAGGCGCTGTAGGTGTACCATATCTTGCGGGGAGACTTCTGGCCTACGCCCTTCCCGCCTTTCACCTTCTCGTCGTGCTTCGTCTCCTTGATACCATCTGCCCATATAAGCTGCCCGCGAGACTTCATTCTGCTCCATCCGCGGGGAATGGGGTTGCCCGGGTTGACCGCCGGGATGTTGGTATCGTCCAGACGCGGCCCCTCCTGATCCGGCGGCCGCGGAGCCATGAGCCCGAACAGGATGTTGACGCCGACAGAGACGGCGAGTTGGACGGCGAAGTTAGCCATGGATCACCCCCGGAAGCGCATATACCTTTACCAGACGGCGCGCCCAGAAGTCGTTGATGCTCTGCTCTGTCACCCTCCCGACTGAAGAATGTGCATGGATCATGGTGGGGATGGTGCAATCCGCGGGGTGCTCTGCCAGCACGGCGAAATGGGTTGGCTCCCGGCGGTTGCTATACCAGAACAATGCCACCGCGCCCGGGTAGGTGTACGCGCGTTCACTGCCCTTCTCCCACAGGACGCGCTCCATGTTCGCATCCGCCACGTCTTCGGCCCGGCGGGCGCGCGGCGTAGGCTGGTAAGCAAAGAAATCGCCCGTGAACAACCCTAGCTCGTGGGCGATCAATATGGGCAGGCCGATGCAGTCCACGCCCTTGCCCTTCTGCCGCCCCCAGTCCCGGTAGGGTGTGCCCATGTAGGAACGCGCACATTCCACCACTTCGGCAGCGGAAATCTCCTTGGAGGTGCGCTTATAGAAAGTGTCAGCGGGCATTCGGGGTCTCCAACGCCTCGTCCTCTCTCGGAATGAACGGGAACCCACGAAAGTTCAGGACATTGCTGAACTTGTTCTTGCATGTGGCGAGGCTTTTGTCACACCCGGCCGTGATCTCCACGGTATCTCCCACCTCGACCGTGTAGGGTGCCTTGGCGAGAAGAACGATGTCCTCGGTTCCGCCAACGGTGTGCCCCATGACCTCAATCTCGGTCCCGTTGTTCTCACCAGAGATGAACTTGGCCACTCCGTACTGGAAATAGTTCGCGGGTTGCCCGGTAGAGGAAACCGAAAAGCGGCGTTGATTATCCACCGCGGTAACATTTGTGGTGAAGGTATAGTAGGAATCCAGATCGACCCCGCAGCGGTCATCCCCCAACTTCGCATTGCAGGACATGGTATAGGCTCTGCCCACCTTCTGTTGCAGCTTGTAACCCAGACCACGAACCTCGGCCTCGAAGCCGTCTCCAACGGCCTTGACTTCCCCTATCCAGCCCCGGCGAAGGGTATGCAGCCCCACGCCTACATCATCCCACTGAGCGAGATATACGGTGAACTCCGCGTCCTCGTACTTGCCTGCCACAAGGTCTTGTTCGGTGATAAGGTC